TAGAAGATGTAATTATTAATGTCAGAGATAATAGTGTAGAAAAATTTGAAGAACTTAAAGATGGTATGGCAAGATTTATCGCAGGTGTCAAAAATGTTGTTGATATTATTAAAGATTTATATACGAGATTAGAAGATTTTACAGAGGGTTTTGACATGGAAGCAACTATGAAAAAGTTAAAACCTATCATGGAAGATATTAAAGAGAAAACAATAAAAGCAATAGGTGATTTTGCTGGGGAGGTAGCACTTGCGATTGGTGGTGCTATAATAGCTGGAACTTTTCTAAAACAAACACTTGCTATGGCTTTAAAAAACCCAGCACTTAAAGCGATATTTGCTGGTAAACCTTTAGCTGGAGCTGCACTTACAAAAGCAGCACTTAGTGCTGGAACTATTGTGCCTATTGCAGGACTACTACTTTATGGTATAACAACAACATACACAAACATAACAAATTCAATAGCAAAAACAATTGAAGAAGAAGGATCATTTAAGTTTGGTCCATTCTTAGCGAACTTTTTTGGTGGTGAGGGTGAAGGTGGTTGGCTCAACGCATTGAGACAGGCATTTAAAGTAGGTGGAACTTTTGCTCTTTCAGGTATGGCAATAGGTCTTGCTGTAACTTCTTTCACAGGACCAGGTGCTCTTATTGGTGCTCTTGTTGGTGGTCTTGTAGGTACGGCTGTAGGGGCTGTTGTTGGTGCATTTACTGGTTACCTAGGTAGTGATAAACTTAAAGAGTTTGGTTCTGCTTTGAAAGGCACAATAGACAGCGCAATAGATTATATTAAAAACTTCTTTACAAATTTAATTAATGATGTTAAAAGACTTCTTGGTTTTCAGACTGATCCTGCTTTAGATTTATCACGAGCACAAAAAAATGTAGCAGAAGCAAGAGAAAAGTTAGCAACAAACCCTGATTATATGCCATATATCAAAGCATTAGAAAAAGCAGAAGCCGAACTTGCAGAAGAATTAGCAGCACAACCATTGAAACAAGCAGAAGCAGCAACAGGTTTATCTCTATCTAGTATAGAAAATCAGATAAAGGATAATGAATCAATAATACAAAGAAATAACATGATGTTAAATGATCCTCTATATCAAAACAATCCTGCAATAGATCAAGAAGCATTAAGAAAAGAAATAACAGAAGCAAATGAAAGAATAAATGATTTAAATAGTCAAAAACTTATGTTGCAAACAACACCATTACCATCAACAGGTTTAGTTGAAGATTTAGAAATACAAAATAAAATTAAACAACAAGAAACTAGCATGATGGGAGCAGGTTCAATTGGTAGTGGAGGTATTGTAACAAAAATAGATAATTCTAATACTGCTATCAAAGGTGGCGACAATATTACTGTTACTGGTTTATCATCAGAGAATATGGATCTTACATCTATGTTATTAGCAAGTAAAAAAGCAAGAATGGCTTAACCTCTTTGTTGTAGGTGTTTCTCAGTCCATATATCAAATATAATACCTCTATTATTACACCATTTACGAGCAGATGCAAATTTATCACGATTCATTTGATAAGTTTTCATTTCATATAATACAGTAGATCGTTTTTTACCTTGCACAGAGACAGGTGGTCGTAAGTCTTTTGATGGTTTGACTTCGATAAGATGTGTTTTGAGGTCACCTTCAGCAGTTTTAACTTTGATAAGAAAGTCAGGAAAATATCTACGCACCTTTTTAGAAAGAGTATCATAGTAAGGTATTGCTATTTCTTCACTTGCCCATTGTAATATACCTGGGTTATTGTCAAAGTATTTCATACACCTTCTCTCCCACATAGAACGATAGATAATATTATCACTATCACCCATGTATTTTTTTGGGTTCTGAGGTTTGTATTTACCCTTGTATTTCTGTGATCTTTCTTGCATAGTCATATAAATAGTTATAAAAGTATTTATTAGGATAACAATGAGTAAACTATTTTCAGCACTAAACGAATTAAAGACTAACATCTTTGGTGGTCAAAGTTATGTTAGGAATGATACACCTGGTTCTTCTAACGGAGTAAATATACTCAGAAAATCTAATATAGAGATGTTAGATCGTAGTCCTACATCTAGATTAGACAATGACCCTTTGGCATTCTCAACTATAGCATATCCTCATGATATTGTTGCAGACGGTACAAATGGTCATTATATGTTATTTTATGTTAATGTGCAAAATCAAACAAAGTTTGCTGCTAATTACAAGACACCATCAGGACTATCAGTAGAAGAGCAACTTAATGGTGTAAATCTGTCAGCAGAAAAAGCAGCTGCAGGTCAAGTGGCAGATCCAACATTTGATCGAGAGCAGGCATTTTTAGATAACAAATCTGTAAGTTTATCGAATGTAAAAGAATTAGCAAGAGGTAATAAAACATTATCAAATGGTAATTTAGTCGCAGGAAATGTATCTAGTGCTATTGCAAGAGCAACAGGCACACCACCAACGACAAGAATTACTGATTCTGTAGCGATATACTTACCACCAAATGTTACAGATAGTTATCAAAATACATACAATGCAACTGAAACAGGTTTACTAGGTTATCTAGCAGCGTCAGGTGGTGCGATCACATCAGCATTAAGAAATGATGATTTTGCTGCTGCTGCTGAAGCAATATTAGGCACAAGTGGTGGTGTATTAGAAGAAATAGCAAAGAATTTAGGACTGTCAGTAGCTGAGATATTCACACAAGCAGAAGGTGGTTATGAATTAGCAAATAAAATATTTGGTAGATCAGCGAATCCTTACTTAGAAGTTTTATATGGTGGCCCACAGTTAAGAACATTCACATATAGTTTTAAATTTGCGCCTAAGAACGAAAAAGAAAGAGATAATGTGCAAAAGATTATACAATTGTTTAGATTTCATTCAGCACCTGAAATGAAAAACGATCACAATATGTTTCTAGGTTTACCATCAGAGTTTGATATTCATTATATGTATCAAGCAGAAGATGGTGTTGCAAATGAAAATCTATACTATCCTAAAATAGCAACTTGTGTATTACAAAGTGTGAACACAAACTTTACACCAAATGGTGTTCGAAGTCATGCTGATGGTTCACCAGTCATAATTACTATGGATTTACAGTTTTTAGAAACAGAAATGATTACAAAAGATCATATACAAGAGGGATTCTAATGAGTTATTTTAACTATTTTCCTTTATTAGCGTATGATGTTGACGGTAGTAAAAACTATAAACTTCTTACAAATATTCTTAAACGAGTTAAAATAAGATCAGCAATCAAAGACGGCACATTAATATTTGATAAGTATGATGTTAAGTATGGTGAGAATCCTGAAGATGTCGCATACAAATATTACAATAATTCAGAATATCATTGGATTGTACTAATGGTCAACAATATAACGGATAGATATTATGAATGGCCGATGACTGATCCACAGTTCGAAGCATTCTTAACAGACAAATATGGTGCAGGTAACGAGGATGCAACACATCATCATGAACTAGCACAAACAAGTGGTCCTACATCATCTAGTGATGATTCACATATGTTAGAAGTCAATTCAGACACAGAGAACGCAACAACAATTACAAATAGAGAATTTGAAGAAAGAGAACAAAATAAGTTAAGACAAATTAGACTATTAGACAGACGATTCTTATCACAATTTGTTGAAGAATTTGAAAAACTAATACAGGAATAATATCATGCCAAATCCATACCTTGATTATCCAGGGGATTACAATCTAAACAAAATAGAGATCATTACTGCCACAGGTGAAGTATTACCTTTGCGTATGGGTATGATTGTAGAACTGAATGTTTTTGAAGATATCGAGAGTAGTGCGTTGACAGGTTCTATGGTGATGATAGATTCAAGTAATATTATATCAAATGCGCCACTACAAGGTAATGAAAGACTAGTATTTAAACTATCAACACCTGTTAGTGAATATGATGAGAGAGTTGCAATAGACGCCAGCGAAGAAACAGGTTATCCTTTTCATATTTACGCAATTAAAAAGAGAGTAATACAGAGTGAGACTTTATCATCTTATAATATACAGTTTTGTTCAAGAGAATTACTTAGAAATACGAGAACAAGAGTAAGCAGAGCGTATGAGGGTGAAGTGCATCAAGCAGCAATTAAAATATTGCGTGATAAGAATGGTTTAGATTCTAAAAAGAGATTGCGTTATGAACCTACAAAGAATAAAGAAAAGTTAGTCATACCGAATATGCGACCATTCAGAGCATTAGACATAGTGTCAAAGAAAGCATTATCTAAAAATTCAGAAGCTTCAGGTTATTATTTTTACGAGACAACAAAAGGTTTTAATTTTCGTAGTTATGAGAGTATGTTAACTACGCAAGGTAAGTATGGAAGATTACCTAAACTAACATTAGGTTATCAACCAAAGGCATTACCAGTTCAAGATCGAAAGAATTACAATATGCACAATGTTGATTCTTATGAGTTTTTACAACACTTTGATACACTATCGCAACAATCTATGGGCACATATTCATCTAGAGTGATTACATATAGTATCTACGATAAGAACTATAATATCTCAGATTTTAGTTATCACGACCAATTCTTCAAACATTTTCATGCTGATCAAATGTCAGATTCGTCTAGTCGTAACTATCATATTGGCGATTCGCCAGTAGATTTTGATTCACGATTAGGTGGTAATGTACCAGGGCGTATTGGTGACAAGACAGTAAGTGATTATCATGAAAGTAAAGTTATATTATATCCTTCAAGAAGATTCTTACATGATGATGAGCCAGATGTATTTACAAAAAAAGAAGGTATCAATGAGGCAATTAAACTATCACAAGCAAATCAAGTATCTAATTCTACGATATTGAAAGTAGTCATGCCTGGTCATAGTTATGTAGAAGCAGGTGATATTGTCGAGTTTAAACTACCAAGTTTAGAACGCAACAAGGGAGAATATTCAAATAATACATTTGACGAGAAGTATTCGGGTCGTTATCTAGTCGCAAAACTTCGACATAGACTAATTAAACAAGAATATCGTATGGTATTAGAACTAGTTAAAGATTCAGTCGCAAAACCATATATCAAAGGTAATATTAACTATAAAGGTAAACCACCAGTCGAGAGAGGCACAATCGATATCTATCAAGAAGATCAAAGATTCAATTACTTCGCCGTATAATCTCATACCTACAGTTTCTAGAAGATTTTTCCTAGCAGGTATCGCCACAATAATCGAGAGAGGTCGCTCAGAGTATCAGTATAAATAGTCCTAGAGTATGAAACAATATCGCTTGACAAGACCCTTTACATATGTTAAAGATAGAATACTACGGCTATTCGAAGGTCGCAGTTATGACATATCTAAGGGGGATTCTTGTACACCATGGTCGAATATGCTTGACAATCATGAACATTTACATTATAGTAATCGTCATGGATTACATCTGAATCCGTCAAAAAGCGTAGGCAAAAAAGGTAAGTAAATCAACAGTTATGTATAGTATAGAGTATGTATGGTATCACATAAACCACCTCTTTTGTCAAGCAAAAAAATGCCTGAAAATACTATGGTCCGAACGGATTAAATACCGCAAGGCATCGGCAGGAGAAAAAAAATAATGACACAAAATTTCATGGGCAAAGATGGTTTTCAATGGTTTGTGGGTGTCGTAGAAGATCGACAAGACCCACAGAAACTAGGGCGAGTGAGAGTTCGTTGTCTAGGGTATCATACAGAGATACACGAAGATTTAAAGACAGCAGACTTACCCTGGGCTCACCCAATGAATCCTATTACGAGTGCGACTGTATCAGGCATAGGGCAGACGCCGCTGGGACCTGTCGAAGGCACATGGGTCGTGGGTTTCTTTTCAGATGGTGCAGACGCTCAACAACCTATCATTATGGGGACTTTGCCTGGCGTTCCGAACGAGTTGCCTACAAAGGACGGCTCTAAGGGTTTTCAAGATCGTCTGAACGCAAACTATCCGAAGTATAAGAACGAACCTGACACAAATCGATTGGCAGTCAATGATGAAGAAAACCCTCACCCTACGCTGACACTACGAAAAGCAGATCGAGATATAGCAGTCGGCGTTGCGAATACAGACATTACGACCGTTGTTGACGATATCGTACAAGCTGATCAGAGTGCCTTTTGGGATGAGCCCGAGACCACATATGCTGCTAAATACCCTTTTAATCATGTAATGGAGACAGAGGGCGGCCATCTACGAGAATATGACGATACAGTAGGGGCCAAGCGAATACATGAACGCCATAGTTCAGGCACAGGCTACGAGATATTTGATGACGGCACAAAGATTACGAGAGTAAAGAAAGACAACTATAACATTGTATCTGCTGACGAATACTGCCATATACAAGGGACAGCAAGAGAAACAATAGACGGCGGCTTACGAGTAAAGGTCAACAATAATGCTCAGGCAAGTAATAACTATGCAATCGAAGTAGGCTCAGGTGCAAATGTTACAATCGAAGTACAAAATGGGGATATTAATCTTATTAGTCAACTAGGCGATGTCAATCTCAAGGCAGGTAAGAACATGAACATAGATGTTGCTCAGGCGCTGAACATTAAAGTAGGTGGTGCGATTACAGAGACATCTAAGAGTAAAACAGAGAGTGCAGAGGGCACACATCAAATGAACGCAACACTACAGGATATAAACGGCAACAAGATAGAACTAAACTAGGACAGTCTAGTTTAACTACTGTAAGGGATCTGTTTGCAAATACATAACATACCTCCTGAAACAACTAAATATTAATGACAGACTTCTAAACTAGGAAGTTCCTGTTTAGGAGTTTATTCAAATTTTTTTGGAAAAAGGAGAATATATGACAACTGCTTATGACGCCAGAGCACAAGCTCTACATAGAAATCTAGATAAACAAATCGAGAATCTAGAACGAAAGAACTATCACAATAGAGAATTAATTACAGACCTCAAAAAACAAAAACTCAAAGTCAAAGATCGTTTACATAGTATGTCTTTACGAGAGAGTAGAAAGAGCAAAAAAGAAACGCAGGCGAGGTATAAGAATATACAGTTAGAATTATTTAATAAGGGGAAGGAAATTGTTACATAAGATAAGTGATTTTATATCAAAGATACGAGTTATCAAAGATAAGGCAGATCAACTAGAGACTATGAAGTATGGAGTACCAAAAGCGTCTCAGTCTGCGATTGACAATATGATACAAGACATACAGGCCATGTGCTATATGATTAGTCAAGATAAAAGCGAATATAATCGTGTAGAAGAAGTTGATGACAAGATAGCAAAAGATGACGGTGGCTGGTAAAGAAATAGTACATACAAGAGAGGTGACCTGTGGAGAAGCAGAGGATCACCCTCTTGTATATTATGTGATCGGTAAGAAGAACGAGGTCACTTGTGGGTATTGCAACAAGACCTTTGTCTATGTTGAAACTCAGCCAAAAGGCGTGGAAAAAATCTAAAAAAAATTTTCTGTTATAAATAGTAGTATGAAAAGTTTTAAAGAAAGAGAGCGTATTGACTATATTTGTGAGACTTGTGATCTTTACGAAGATTTAGAAATAACTGAAGCTGAATACGAAGGTAAGAAAGTAAAGTTAAATGATCCAATACGAACTAACGAAGTACCTACTAAAAAATTCAAAGTCTATGTCAAAGATGGCGATAAAGTCAAAGTAGTGCGTTTTGGTTTTCCTGGTATGGAGATCAAACGAGACGATCCTGGTAGGCGTAAAAACTTTCGTGCAAGACATAATTGTGATAATCCAGGACCAAAAACAAAAGCAAGATACTGGTCATGTTTTCAATGGCGTGCTGGTGCAAAAGTCGATAACTAATTGAGCGCTTGTTTCTCTTTATTGCTAGCATTGTCTATGCACATCGGTCTTGAAAACGACTACAATCAAATACATCCTCATGCTCGTTGCGAAATGGCAAACGATATTCTCTATGGTGCATACTACAATAGCGAAGAACGAGTAAGTTTATATTTTGGTAAAACAATTGATAATGTAGAAAGAGGTTGGGATATGGAGTATGGTCTTACAACTGGTTACTCTGGTTATCCTCTTGTACCAATGTGGCGATTCGTTCACGAAGATGGTATTTTTATTGCACCTGCTTACGAACACGAAGAAGAAAACTACGGTGTCGTAATCGGTTATGAGATCAATTTCTCAAATTAAGAAGGGTACTATCATACAGACGCACCTCAAGAAACCGCCTAGGCGGCGGCTATGAGATACTTTTTTTCTAGAAATTTTCTAATATAGATGTCTATACAAGAATGAGTGATTTTTTCCGTTAAACGAGGCACGATCTAATTGCCTCATTCTATAATCTAAATCAGCGTGATCTTTTGATTTTGCTAAATAGTTTTCGATTATTTGTTCTCTTGATTGATACAAATTAAAGTTTTTAATCCATTCTAAAAGTTCTTTTACCATAGACATACTCTTTTACTTGCCCAGCCAGATGTGCCGCCTGCAAGTGCTATTCTTAAAAGATTTAGATTTGAAAACTTAAAACTTGTAGAAACTTTTGTTCCTGCCCATATTGGTTTTCTCATTAGTTAAACTCCTTCTTTTTTGTTTTGATTATATAAGTGTTGATTAAGTTCTTCTTGCCACCTTGAGCCATATTCAACTCTGAAAAAGCGAATAAGATTTGGATCCACAGAACCAAAGTTATTAAAAACAAAAATTTTACCCAAAGATGCAAAGAGATTGACGATTGATTGCATAATATTCCTTTCATTCACAAATATATAGATGACTTCGCCATCGGTTTGTGTTGTTAGTCCTATACAGCTATTATGCGTTTTTGAGATGGCGGGAGTGAAGGGACTCGAACCCTCGGCCTCTTCCGTGACAGGGAAGCGTTCTAACCAAACTGAACTACACCCCCAAATGTGAGGATCTTAATTTTTATAAGTACTCATGTGCGTCCCTCCAAGAACCAACCTAAGCTAGCTTGGAACCAGAGATCAGTTGTAGAAGAAAAGATAATATATCTACAAGTATATTAGGATTCATATGTACAATAAATCCACCGACAATCATACCTAGAATAAACTTAAACATTTTTATACTTCTCAATCAAGGGTGATTGCAAAGGCGAATCATCTTGATAATGGTCTTGTGAAAGTTGAATGATTGCATAGTGTATTACTTTCATCAAATCATTCTTATTACGACCTTCTTTCTTGCCGTATCTTTGAGCATACTTTAAAATGTTGCCCATACAGAAACCTGTGCCATGACCTTGGTCAATGATAATTTCAGTTGCCTGATAGTTTTTTGTTTTAGCAT